TGGTTTGGGGACCGGATGGCACGCAAAACCAAATGAATAATTCACTCCCGAAAGACGTTTTGACGGCCGCAACGCCGACGATAGCGATGGTCTCGCTTGGGCAAATCAACGAGATCGCGGCGTTGATTGGCTCAATCCTTGGCATCGCGTTTTTGATTTGGCGCTGGCAGCGGGAAATCGCGAAGCGGGACTGAATTTGACGCCCATCGCTTTGGCGATGGAACACGTCATTACATTTGCAGCCTCCGCCGGAGTCATCGACGCGCGGACTGGCATCATTCGCGGCGTCTCGCTCATTACGAAAGGACCGGCTCTCGGTCACGGCGTGATGATTGACGCGAAGACTTTGGAACAGGTAAAAGCCGCCGCCGAGCAATACGCTGGCGGTCTAAAAGTAAAGCTCGACCACTCTGGCGGAGCAGGCGACATCGTCGGTTTTATCGACGCGCTGCGCATCGTGGGCGATAAGTTGCTCGGGGATTTGCACCTGCTCGAGTCCTCGGTGCATCGCGCTTACATCCTCGAGATCGCGGATCGCATTCCCGACACATTCGGGCTCTCGATTGCGTTCTCCGGCCCGTCGGAAAAAAGCGCGGACAAGCTGACGACTTTGCAGCGGTGCTCAGAAATCTACTCGGTTGACCTCGTTTCTGAGCCAGCCGCGAACGCCGGACTGTTCGAGCGCAAACTGAAAAAACTTCAGAGCGTCGAGCCTGAGCCAACCGAAGCAGAAATCGAAATCGAATTGCCCATGAACGAAGAAATGAAAAAGGCCATCGAGGGGATGATCCAATCCGCTATGATGAGCATGAACGACAAGCTCGCGAAGCTCGAAGCTGCGCTCCCTCCCGCTGAAGAGAAACCTGCCGCGATGAGCGCACAGACTGAGGTCGTGCAACTCGCGGCTAACGCTGCGGCTCTCGCTGCGGTCAAAGAATTTGCCAAGTCCTTCGGTGCGCCCGCCGCTCCGATTGCCTCGGCGGAAGCTTCCAAACCAGTCGCGAAAGCGCAGAAGTTCGAGGACGTCGTCGCCGCTAAAGCTACCGAGCTAAAGGGTGACAAATCCGCGGCGATCTCCTTCGCGGTCAAGAATCATGCCGACCTCTACGCCGCCTATCGCGCGCGCGTGCAGAGCGGCGAAATCGTGAAACTCTAAAAAAACTACCATGGCTACTTCATTCCAAAATGCGGGCACCTTTGTTGCGAACTCGGCTATCACCGCGTTTCGCCTCGTGTCCATTTCCTCCAATCGCGGGGTCGGCCTTGCCGCCACCGCTTCTCTGCCTGACGGCGTCGCTCTGATCGACGCTGCTTCTGGCGATCAAATCACCGTGCAGTTCCTCGGTGGCACCACCATCAAGGCCACTCTGCTCGCCGGTCCGGTGACCGTCGGTGACACACTTTTCACGACCGCCAACGGAACCGTGGCGATTACCGGCACGATCACCGTGGGCAAATCTTTAACCACCGCTTCTGACGCTTCGGCCATCATCGAGATTCTGCCGAAGAACTTCTAAACCCTAAAAAAAACTTACCATGTACACAAATTCAGCCGCCATCTACCGCGGAGACATCGCCGGAGTCGTCGAGCAGGCCAAAGACTATGAGGCCGGACTCATCGGCACCGCTGTCATGCCCATCCTTGAGGTTCCCGTGCGCGCCGGACAATACCCGTCTTTCGTCCTCAAAGAGGGCCAGCTCCTCAAGAGCGACGTCAAGAACCGCGCTCCCTACAGCGCCTATTCTCGCGGCACGCGTGCGTTTAGCCAAGACACATTTACGGCTCTTGAGTACGGATACGAAGAGTGTGTAGACGATACGGTTAATCTAGATATGGCGCGATTCTTCGACGCCGAGGTCATCGCCGCCAAACTCGCCAAGCGAAAGCTTCTACTCGCGCACGAGCTGCGAGTTGCTGCGAAAATCTTCGACAACACCACATTCACGGCGACGAACAGTGGAACCGCCTACACGACGGCGAATATCGCCACGTTCGATGTGGGGTCTGATGTGCAGGACGCCATTGACCGGTTGCTCGCCAAGGGCGAAAGCGTGACGAACCTATCAGTCGTTATGTCCGGAAGCGTGTGGACTCGGATCCGCGCTTCCACTAAATTCCAGAACCGCTTACGGGGCACGGGTCTTTCGACCGACACAATCCTCAATGCCTCGCAAGCGGCGGCGGCCGAGGTCTTCGGCGTGAGTCAGGTTTTGATCGGTCGCGCCAGCTACGACACCGCGCCAGAAGGCGTGGCGTTCTCCTCTGGCAACGTCTGGTCTAACACTCTGATCTGGGTCGGATCGGTCACGCAGGCTTCAGCCGGTTTCTTTGGAGGGGGTGCTGCGTTTACATTAAATTGGTCCGAGTACGGTCCAGCAGTCGGCGTCTCGACCTACCGCGAAGAGGCGATTAAATCCAACATCGTGCGGGCGTCTCAATACACCGCCGAGAAAGTCGTGAATGCGAATGCGGGGCAGTTGGTCACGACTCAGTATTCATAAACCTAATACGTTTCATCACAGCCTCACGCTTCACCGCGTGGGGCTTTTTGTTTTGACCCTCTCGAGGGATTCGGCAGACCGGAGGCAACACACAACATGACAATTTCCCTCTGCGTGATTGCCGGTAACGAGACCGCGCACATCAAGACGATGCTGGATTCATTCGTCGGCGTGATCGATGAGCTCTCGCTCGTGCGCGCCATCGGCTTGCAGCCACCGGACGACACGGAGCAACTCGCGCGAGACTGGTGCGAGCGTAACGCGGTTGCGCTTGTGTTCTCCGACTACCGCAACGGCGCAACCGCGCAGGCGTGGAAGCACGTCGATTCGTTCGCGAAGGCGCGCAACCAAGCCTTTGCGCAGGGCACAGGCGACTGGCTGATCTGGGCGGACTGCGACGACGTGCTGACCGACGCGGCGGATCTCCGCGAGAGGCTCAAGGAACTCACGGAGGACGTGCTCATGCTCCGATGTCCCTATGACGTGCGAGGGACCGGCAAGAAACTGCAACGCGAGCGAATCATTCGGCGCTCGGCGTTTGCGGCCGGCCGCGTCTGGCACCACGACGTGCACGAAAACCTGCTATTGCTGCCGAACGATCTGCACAACGAGTGGACGGTGCCGGTCTGGCGGCATCAGCCCGTCGCGATCAAGCAAAGCAACCGCAAGCGCAACTTGGCTATCCTCGGGCGCAGCGTGGCGGAGTCGGCCACCCAGTATTTCTACATCCACCAAGAGCACTACTGCGCGGGCAACAAGACCGCCGCCGAGCAGTTCGGGCGCATCGCGCTTTCATTCCCGAACCTCGACGACTCGTTCCGCTACGAGGTGCAGCTTAACCTTGCGCGGCTCGTCGCGTCACGGCGCGAGGCGCTGCAATTCGCTCTGGGCGCGCACGGCGTGTTCCCGTGGTGCCGCGAGGCCATCGCCTCGATGATTATGCTCGCCTTCGAGCGCAACGACGGGAAGCGCGCGAGCTTCTGGGCCGCGCGGATGTTAACGCTGCCGGAGCCGCAGGAAAAAGACCGGCCGTGGACGCACGAGGTGAAGTGGTATCGGTGGGCGGGCGACGATCTGGCGGCGCGGGCGTTCCGGCTCGCAGATAGACTGGATCTGGCGGATGAGATGCAGCGTGCGTTTCACAAGCACGCGCAACCGCGGATCCGGCTCACCCAGAAAACCCTCGGCGACTCAACGCGCTCTGTCTCCTTCCGTGAAGCGTGGCTTGCAACCGCATCAGAGCCGGAAACCGTCGAGCATCTGTTTTTAGTGCGCACCGAGGACAAGGAAACGATGGCGATGGCAAAGCAGTTTTTGCACGACGTGAATCAACCGCGAGCCGCAGGGCGGGCGATGGTCTCAATGCACATCGAGGACGGCATGGTGCCGCCGAATGACTGGGACAAGCTCGTGCTGGCAAGCGGCGTAACGCTCATCGACGCCGAGAACATCAAGCAAATCTTCGGCGCGAAAAAGCCGTGAGCACTCCCGCAATAATCGTTTGCACGGTCAACGCCGCGTGTCTCGACGTGATGACGGCGTCGATCAACGCTTATGTGCCGCGCGAGGCAAAGCGGTATCTCCACCACAAGGTCGGGGCGAACTTTGGCGACGCCTACAACTTCGCAGCGCACGAAGCCTTTAAACGGCACGACGAAATTCTGGTGTGTAACGATGACATCGTGTTCACGCCGACGACGTGGCGCGTGCTTCTCGAGGACGTGGCGCATCTGCGCAAGGTCGTGCCCAATCTCGGCTACGTCGCGACGCGCTCGGACTACGCGCGGGGCGAGCAGAACATCCGCAGCGGGCGCGGCAAGCTCGACTTCCTGCGCTATGAGTCAGAGCGGCACATCGTCGAGGCGGCAGTAATCGCGCCTATCTGCGCGTGGGTCCACCGGAACGCATGGGTCGACTTCCCGCCGATCAATTGGTTTTCCGATGACGTGCAATGCCTAGAAATGAAACGGCGGCACTTTATTTCACGGGCCTATGTTCACCACGTCGGGAGCCAAACGTGCGGCCAGAATGCCCAGCAATGCTACGAGGACGCCGAGCCGTGGCTCCTCGCTAACCGCCCTGAGCTGCACGCGCGGTTTTATTTTACATCTCGCGCATAAGTATGGCAGCAGTCCGCGACTTCGACCCGACGCAGATCAACTCCGACTTCTCGGCGATTCTCGAGCAGGCGGGCATCTCGTTCACGTATCAGGGCGTGAGCGTTACCGGCGTCTGGTCATCCTCGCGCGACGCGTTCTCGGAGTTCGAGGACCAGCGGCGAGCTGACAGCAAGTTCACGGTCTTCCTTTTGACGTCGAGCGTCAGTGCCACGCCGCAGGTGACTCAGACACTTTCGCGGGCGAGCATTACCTATTTCATCGAGCGCGTGACCTTGGACGCCGAGGGCGCGGGCTGCGAAATCGAAGTCTGCAAAGCGATATGATCGACATCGAAACCAGTTTCTCGCGGCTTGACTATCAGCTCACGCGGCTCGCGCTTGCGGCAAAAGTGGACCTCGGGCTGGTCATCAAGGAGGAGGCGAAATACGCAATTCAAACCATCGTGAAATTCACGCCGCCGAAGAGCAAGCAGCAGGGCGCAAACGCGGTGCGAGCGGATTTCAGCAGACTCGCAGAGCCCTTGGTTTTCCAAGACCTGCAAGCGAAGGCGACCGAGGGCGGATTCTACAAGTCCATGGCGCGATATGTTCGCAACCGCGAGGTCGAGAAACTGCGCGCGCTTTTCCGCAATCCAAACCTGACGCATTACTACGGCAGGCCGTTGCTCGAAAGCGAAGACGCGATCAAGAAATACCACCGCAGTCAGCAAAACTCACGAGGCAGAATCACCGGCAAGCCTCGAGTCCTCGCTTTCGGATCGGATTTTCGACGTGTTCTAAAGACGATGGAAGACCGCGTCGGCTGGACGGTCTCGGGCTGGAACGCATCGGCTAAAGTAACCGGCGCGCGCTACAAGAAGTTCAGCGACAAACTGAAACCGCAGGCAGGCGGCAACAAACTTTTCGGCTCGGTCCAATCGAGCTTCGGGCCGCAACCGTTCATCAAGGCCACGGCGCACAACGTGAAGATTCCAAACTACCAGCGCATGATCGACGGCGCGATCAATTCACGCATCCGAACCACGGCGAAGAAAGTCGCCGCCGTCCTAGCCAACCGCGCGGTCAACCTTGGCTTCACCCGCGTCGGCGGAGCAATGCAAATCAAAACAGCCGCATGAGCACACGCACCAACATCCGCACCGCCACCGCAAACGCTCTCACTGGCGCGCTCGTCGTGCCTACCGCAAACATCCTCCGCGGGCGCAACAACACCATCGCCAGCGTCAGCTTCCCGTCTGCGGCCATCTACGCGGTCAGCGAGCAGATCGAGGTGCGCACGCTTGGGCCGAGCAACCGCACGCAATACCGGCAGCTTCAGCTTATCGTCGATTACTTCACCGCCGAGAGTGGTACGTATCTCATCGACGACCTTTTCGATACCGGATCGGCAGCGGTCGAGGCCGCAGTCCTCGCGGACGTGACGCTCGGCGGGCAATGTCGCGACCTGCATTTGACGTCTGTCGATTATACGATTGAGCCAGACGAAGAACGCCGCTGGGGCACGGCTCGTCACACATTCAACTGCATTTACCTAACCACAGACTAACATGGCAAACCATCTCGGCCGCGAAGGCACTTTCAAGATCTCAGCTACCACCATCGGCGAGCTGCGAAACTACGCCCTCAGTCACTCGTCCGACACGGTCGAGGATTCCGTCATCGGCGACACCTACCGCACGCGACTCGCGACGATGAAAACCTTCTCGGTATCGGGCGACCTCTACTGGGATGAGACGAACGCGGGCCAGCTCCTGATTACGGTCGGAAGCTCGGTGACGCTCAATCTTTACCCAGAGGGCGCAGACACCGGCGACATCTACTATTCGGGCGCGGCGATCGTCACCAAGTTCGACGTGAGCGCCGCGTTTGACGGCATCGTCGAAGGGTCGATCGCCTTCGAAGGCAACGGCACGTTGAGCACGTTAACGGCGGCTTAAGTTTAGGAAAACACACACACAACACATGGAAGCGATCGACCTCGTTAGGGAGCATTTCGCGTCACTCGGCACTCGCAAAATTGACGTGCCAGAGTGGAAGCTCGTGGTTTACTCGTCGCCGGTTACTCTGGGCGAAAAGAACCGGCTTTATCGTCGCAGCAAAGAGAACGACATGGAGCTGCTCGTGGATATTCTGATTATGAAGGCGACGGACGAGCACGGCGCAAAGCTGTTCACGATTGAAAACAAGGTGACGCTCCTAAACAAGGCGGACAGCAACGTCGTGGGCCGCATCGCCAACGCAATTCTGGCCGAGGGCGCGCCGAGGGCGGACGATCTAAAAAACTAATTCACGGCGGGGAAGCTGCCGACTTCCTCACCGTTTACGCTCTCGCGGACAGGCTCCACAAATGCGCGCACGAAATTCTTGCGATGCCAGCGCAGGAACTTAACGGCTGGCTTGTTTACATCGAACATCAAAACCGCAAATTAAAGCACCATGGCTGAAGCATCATTCACACTTAAAGCAATTGATGCGACGAAGGCGGCGTTTGCCTCGGTGCAGAACTCGCTCGGCAAGCTCGAGCAGTCAACGAAGAGCATCGCGAAAATCACGAAGCTCGCTTTCGGCGGAGAGGCTGTTCTCGGCGCGCTGAACATGATGAAGCAAAAGCTGGATGCGGTTAGCTCATCCGGCGAAGACATCGGATTTAGCGATGCCCAGATCGGCGCAAGCATCAGGATGGAGGAAACGATTAACGGAGTACTTAATGCATTGACGAAGATTCCTCTGGTTCTCGCGCAAGCGGGATTCTCGATGGGAAACCTTGTCACGAATGTTTCCCCGAATGACATTCAGGAGCGAATCGTCGCTTTCCGATCGGCAAAATCAAAAAAGGAAATCGAGTCGACCGTGAAGTCGATGGAGGAGATTCAAAATCAGTTTAAGCAACTCGGGATGAGTTCCTCTGATTTAGCGAACTCGATACATGAAGCGGCCGTATCGACTCTTATGCAATCTCAAGCGGAGTTCGCGCTCGGGAAGCACATCGACAAAGCATACCAACTGCAAAAGGAAGGGCTCAAGGGGTTATACGAGGAAGAGGTTTTGAGAAAAAAAATCAACGAAGAGCAATTTTCCGCTGACGCAGCTTTAACGGAAGCACGAGGGAAGCGGATGAACTTGGAAAACGAACTCAACAGTTTGGGGAAGGCAAAAACGCTCATCGACAAAGACGCGATGCGACTGCTCGAGGCCGACAGAAAAGTTCAAGAAAAGTTCTTGAATGATTCGGGCCTCAAGGGAGAAGGTGCGGCGAAGTTGAAAACAGCAGCGGAGAATGAACTTTCCATTATACTCGATAAAATTATCAAACAGCGGATCCAGATGCGAGAGGTCGGGATGGAGGCGGGACGAATGATCGCTTCGAGCTTTGAGGATGCAATTTTCGCCGGAGAAAAGCTAAGCGATACGCTGCGCAAGCTTGGGCAAGATTTGCTTCGGCTTGCCTTTCGGCAAACGATCGTGAACCCGCTCGGCGAAGGCGCTGGCAATTTTATCAACAAACTCCTCGGTCGCGCTGGCGGCGGTCCGGTATCGGCAAACACGCCGTACATGGTCGGAGAAAAAGGCCCAGAGCTATTCGTGCCCAGCTCCTCCGGCAGCATCGTGCCGAACGGCGCAATGAGCAGCGGCAGCGGCAGCGGATCCAGCGTGAATGTAACCTACAACATCGCATCCGGCGTCAGCCGCGCCGAGCTGGTCCCGATACTCGAGTCCGAGCGCAAGCGGCTCAAAGCCGAGATCCCCGACATGGTTCGGCGCGGGGGCGCGTACCGGACCGCGTTTGCTTGAGATTCTAGACGCTTATGGCTATAACCTATCCTCTCACCCCTCCCGCTGGGATTCGCATCGCCTCCTTGCGTTTCTCGGCCATCAGCGCGGTCGCCCGCAACATCTCGCCGTTTACCTTTTCGAGCCAGTCTTACAACTGGACCGGCACGATGCTCAGCGGCGACGTCGAGTGTCCGCCCATGAATCGCGCAGACGCGGAGGAGCTGATCGGTTTTCTGATTATGGCTGCGCGCGGCACGTTTTACTTCCGCGACTATGCGAACGGCACGCAGCGCGGCACGATGACCGGAAGCCCGCAGCTAAACGGGGCGCACGTCGCGAACACGTCAACGCTTACGGTCGATACCGGCTCTGGCTCGTGGGCCGTCGGCGATTACATCCAGCTCGGGACCGGCAGCAGCTCGAAGTTGCACAAGATCACGCAGGTCAATTCGGCGACCTCCTACGAAATCTTTCCGCTTCTGCGCACCGCTTACCCCGACAACACGGCGATTGATTACACGGATGCCGTGGGCGTCTTCCGCCTCGGGACCACGACGTGCGACTGGTCAATCGACACGGCGAAAAAGTACGGGCTGAACTTCTCGATCTTCGAGTCGATCAACACATGAGCCGCACGATTCCCGCTCCTCTGCTCGCTTCGACAACGGCGGCGCAGCTTAACCCATTTCTTGCCACGTCGCTCGACTTCGACGCTGGCACGGTTCGCTACTGGACTGGCTACGGCACGATCACGATTGGCAGCGTGACCTATGCGGGGCTCGGTGCGTTCTCATCGATCTCGACCATCGAGGAAACCGAAGACCTCTCGGCGCGCGGGCTGACCATCGACCTGACGGGAGTGCCGAACGATCTCGTAGCGGCCGCGCTCACCGAGCCCTATCAAGGCCGAACGGCGGCGGTGCGATTCGGCACGCTTAACGCGGACACGGGCGCGGTCATCGACTCAATCACGATTTTCTCAGGGCGGATGGACACTATGGTGATTTCCAACGACGGGAAATCGGCATCAATCGGGATCGCGGTTGAAAGTAAGCTCGTCGATTTCCAGCGCACACGCGAAAGCCGGTACACGAATGAGGAGCAATTGCGTAGGTACTCCGCGGATACAGGGCTCGAGTACGTCGCTGGTTTACAGGACAAGGTCATTTATTGGGGCAACGCCAACGCGACGGCATTTCGCGGCGGCAATGGAAGCGGCACGGATAACATTCTAAACGACGAACGCTGATGTTTGCTGCATTTATTACATTTTTAGTCGAAGCAATCGCGACTCTGGCTGGTCCGGCAGGCATCAGCGCAACGGCAGCGACCGCGATTGCCTACACGATTGCGTATACCGCAATCATCGGCGCTTCGATGGCCGTGTCGAAGCTCCTCGCGCCAAAGATGCCGTCGATGGGTGACCTCAATAATCGCGGAATAATGACGCGCAGCCCGACCTCGCCGCGGCAAATAATTTACGGGCAAGCGAAGGTTTCTGGCACCATTGTTTTTCTCGCGACAAGCGGAACGAAAAACGAATATTTGCACATCGTCGTCGCTCTGGCCGGTCACGAGGTGCAGGAAATCGGCAGCGTTTATTTTAACGAGGACGAGGTGCTGACCGGCAGCGGCGATGGTTACGCGACGGGGAAATACGCAGCCTCAGGCAGCTACACCGGCTCACTCATCCACAAGCATCTCGGCTCCACCACGCAGACGGTGGACACGACGCTGCAAACCGATTTTCCAACCGACTGGGACTCAAACCATCGCTTGCGCGGCATCGCGTACGTTTACTGCAAACTCACTTTCTCGAATGAAATCTTTGTCGGAGGCATCCCGAACATTTCGTGCGTGGTCAAGGGCCGGAAGGTTTACGACCCAGATTCAGAGACGACCGCTTACAGCGCGAACCCTGCGCTCTGCTTGCGCGATTACCTCACAGACACGGATCTCGGGATGGGCATGGACGCAAGCGAGATTGACGACACCTCGGTGATCGCCGCCGCCGCTGTCTGCGTGGAGCAAGTCGAGGTCAAGCCGGTGACCAGTCCCGCGACCTACGAGAACCGCTACGAGTGCAACGGTCAGGCGGTCACGTCCTCGACGCCCGACTCAATCATCGGGCAAATTCTTTCCTCGATGGCTGGCACGATCGCTTACAGCGGCGGGCAAGTCGTGGTTTACGCGGGCGCTTATCGCTCGCCGACGGTGACGCTCGACGAATCGCAAATGGCTGGTGGATTTACGGTCTCGACTCGCACCAGCGCGCGCGACCGTGTCAACGCGGTCAAGGGCACTTATGTTTCGGCTGACAATCAATGGTCGGCAGCGGACTTCCCGCAGATTACAAGCGCGACCTACCTGAGCGCGGACGATGGCATTTACCATTGGCGCGACGTGGTGCTTCCGTTCACCACCAGCAGCTCGGCAGCGCAGCGCATCGCGGTCATCAACCTGCGGCAAGCGCGAGAGGAAATCATTTTTACGGCGCGATGGAACCTCACCGCAATGCAGTTGCGCGCGGGCGATACGGTCTCGATCACCAACGCAAATCTCGGCTGGTCGAGCAAAGTCTTCGAGGTTGTCGCGTGGTCGCTCGCGAATCAGGGCACGCCGCCGACTCCCGTAATTGAAATGCAACTACGCGAAACCGCGTCGTCGGTTTACTCGTGGACGGTCACGGACGAGATCGCAGTCGAGGACGCTCCGAACACGACGTTGCCGTCTCCGTTCTCAATCACCGCGCCGCGCAACCTTGCGCTCACCGCAGACGGCACGACGCAGTTTATTCAAGCGGACGGCACGGTGATTCCACGTATTAAGGTCGCGTGGAGCGCGCCGAACGATCAGTTTGTGCAGAGCGGCGGCAAGACGATCATAGAGTATAAGGAGGGCACGGCGACGACTTACCTAACGTGGTCAACGGTAGACGGCGACCAGACGCTTGATTATATTTCCTCGGATGTGCGGATCGGCACGAGCTACAATGTGCGGCTTTACGCACAAAGCTTTTTCAACACGTCTTCGACTTACACGGCGGTTGCCTCGATCACGCCAGCGAAGGACACCACCGCGCCCGCAACTCCCACCGGACTTACCGCCGCAGTCGGCACCGGCCGCGCGGTCTCGCTCGACTGGAACGACAACACCGAACCGGACTTTTCGGAATATGGAATCTATCGCAAGACGACCGCAGTCACGCCCGCTGACGCGAACACAAGCAAAATTGCCGAGGTGCGCGCGTCGCGATTTGTGGACACGGAGGTGACCATAGGCACGACGTATTATTACTGGCTAAACGCTTACGACACGGTGGAAAACGTGTCGGGCTTTACCAACTACGTTTCCGCGACTCCGGTCGTGATTACGGCTGGGCCGATTGACCCGACGGCACCGAGCACGCCCAACGCGCCGACGCTCATCAGCACGACGGTTTATCTTTCGACGGACGGCGGATCGTTTGCCCGCGTGTCGCTTACCGCTCCACCGCTGCCGTCGGGCGCGGTCGCTCTCGATGTGCTTTATCGGCGCACGGGCGCGAGCGATTACATCATCGGTAACCAAATCGCGTCGGCAGTTTCCTACGCGGTCTCGATCGACGATCTCTCGGTGGGCGTGGCCTACGAGTTTGCGGCTCGCGGCATTTCGTTCTCCGGTGCGATCTCGGAGGTCTCGACGGTATTGAGCCAGACCGCACCGAGCAACACGACGTTGCCGAGTGCGCCGACGGCGGTGACTTATGTTTCGGGAAGCTCCGCAGCGTTTACGCGATCTCCCGAAACCATCGGAGGTGTTCTTGCTTATTCTTTTCGCGTAAACTGGACGCCTCCAAGCGACAAGAGCGTGCTGAGTTACGAGACCGTAAAAACGGTGGATGACAGTGACGCTGCCGCAGATGATGAGTACGCACTCGGATACTTTTTCAGGGAGTCAATTGCTGAAGAAGTTTTTTCGAGCCTTGCCATTGCGATCGGATACATTCGCGTTCGCTCCGTCGATCGTACCGGACAAAAAAGCGCGTGGGCGGGAGGTGGAGTAAACGTCAACGCTTACTGGGGGTTGCCCGCTGGCAGCATGATGAATCAGAGCGCCATCTCGGTAAATATCAGCGGCGGACTGATCACCGGCATCACCGACATCGCAATCGCCGACGGCGGCACCGGAGCCTCGACGACGAGCGACGCCATCGAAAACCTGCTCCCAGTCTACACGCTCAACGGAACGAAATTCTTGGCACTGAACGTCGGCGCGACCGATATTGAGTGGGTGACCGGCGGAGGCGGCAGCGGCACGGTGACGTCGGTCGCGCTCTCTGGTGGAACGACAGGACTGACGGTGAGCGGATCACCGATTACGACTTCCGGCACGATTACGATCGGAGGCACGCTGGCTCTTGCGAGCGGCGGCACCGGAGCCTCGACGACAGCAGGTGCACGCACGGCGCTCGGTCTTGGCACGGCGGCCACGGCAAACCTCAATGCGCTCGGGGCGATCACCGTGGACAAGGTCAATTTTACCGGAGGCGATCCGGTGACAAACATCGACGAATACTGGGGCATCACTCTTAACGGTGACGCAACGCATCCGGTGCGTGTCATCAGCGCTGCGCTCGCGATGGGCAGCTTCGATCAGGGCGGAGTGCTGACAGCAGGCAGGATTTATCTCGCAGAGGATCGCTCGCTCTACACCAGCGGCACAGACCTGCTTTACAACAACGGCAGCGTGACGATCAGCATCACCGCCGCGCCGGTTGTGCCGGTCGTGCCGGTCGTCACCACGGTCATTCTCAGCTATCCGTTTTGCTCTGTGTACGGTGGGGCCGACGGCGATTACCTGCGGCAAATAAGTTACAACAGCGTGACCTACCTTTGCTTCGGTGCGTGATGTATCCAAAAACATAATACACGCGGACGGCGCGATGTATTCAGAAAATTGATACGCTCGAACTGAGCGACGCGGAGCTTCCAATGGCGTGAGAATCCGCGGTTCTTTGCGCACGGAGCCGAACATTTGATTCGTTTCAACTAGCGTAATTACAACGACTTAGGAAAGCAGCAGGACAAAGTACGCATTTATTATTTACACCGGAACGGCGATGATGTTGAGTGTGGACGTCGGAGGGAATTAACCCGAAGACGAAAAACACGAAAAACAAAATGAAATCATCACTGAAAATTGGGCAACGCATCTGCGTTTGCTTAAGTAATGGAAAGGTGGATCCGGTGGTATACACCGTCGTAGGAACCAAGATGGGTTTCCCCATCATTTCGGATGGGTGGAAGAACGTGGTGGTTCGCTCTTGGGTCAAGCAACCTTAACTAAGGAGAAACGTTATGGAAAATAAATCACAAGAATTGGCAACGAGGGGTTGGGCTGCTAAGAAATACGGGGTGAAGATAGAGGAGGTTGTTGCGTATTTCTCAGGCAGTTGTTACGACAGAATCATTGTCGCTAACAAGCGCAACGCTGACAAGATCAGCAAGGCAGTTGACGGACGGACGGCGAACGGGGGCTTCTTTCACGATATGCCTCTTGGTGGAATCAGAAAGGTTCAGGGTGGATTTGAGGTCACTTGCTGAACGTTCTTACCTCTCTCCAGCTTTAGTTGGAGAGAGCATAAAACGTTCACAAAGAACGCTCAAAACACAAATGAAAACCAAGATCAACGACAAGAACAGCGCGGCGATCGAAGCCGCTCTCAAAAAAAGCAACGGCAACGCGACGGCGCACACGTTTCGGAGTTCAGGAGAAATCATAGCTTGCGCTCATCAGGCGGAAGCGCAACTGCAAAGACTCGGACTCGCCAAAGGCTCGCGCTCCGGCGCGACGGCGACGGCGACCAGCGGTGGAAGCGTCGCCAATGCGTATAAATACAGCCGCATCACATCAACCACGCAGATGATCCGCGGATCGTCCGCGTGGTTCCTGACCGAGGTCTCGGCCGGAGAGACCTTTCGCAAAACGGCTGGCGACACGTTCGTCAGCCTCACCTCGGCGCAGGATGCGGAGGTCAGCGCAAAGTTCCGCTCTCAGTACGGCAAGCAGCCGGTGGCGACGGTCGGAGGTGCGTCGTGAGCACCTTTTTTCTCACAACCGCGCTCACCCAGAAAAATCGGCGCGTTTGGATTTTGCGGTCGCACCAAAGTTTTGGCCGCGACACCGGCTATGCTCGCAGCTGGGGTGCGCGCGAGCGGCGCGGAGAAGTATCTCGCCATTATTCTGAGCCGGCCGCTTCCAAGGCGCTGGCCAAACTAGTCGGAGGCGCGTCGTGAGCACCTACCGCAAATTCACCGCCAGCGAGTCGGCAATTTACCTTCCCGAGCAATTCGCGGCCGCAAATGCGTCCGGCCGGATCGTGCTCGGCATGGTGTCTCAATACGGGCCTTACTCCTACGCTGGGGCCTGCGCCATTGCGGTTAGAACCTTCGGTGTCGAGGCAACCCTCTGGGAAGAGGGCGGCGAGGACGGCGAGGACGGCGAGACGCGCTGGCTCGTAGTCAAGGAGGCCGAGTGAACCACGTCGAAACACCCGCCAGCGCGCGGGAATTTATTCAACGGTGCAATCGCGCCTTCGACTCACGACGCCGCTGGGCGTTTATCAAGCGGCTCGCCGCCTTCATCCGCAATCTCGGACGAACTTGGAAATGAAAGACACGCTACAAATCGCCGCATATCGACAGCAGGCGAGCGGAAACGTGCACGCCATGTTTAACGCTTGGGTTACTGAAGCCGTAAAGCACTCACTCATCCAAATGCAGGATGAAACAATAAAGCACCACGATCACGCTAAAGAGGGGTGGGACCTTGCTGGGGCTCGTTTGAATAAGATCAGAGAGCTTGAGCACATCATTGCGCGTAAAGAAGCCGATGAACATTATGCTGCGCGACCAGTCAAGAAACCGCTCACGCCAATCGATTGCCTGAAATTACCAACAAGAGTTCGGTCGGTGTTGAAAAATGAAGGATTTCAGAGCATAGGCGATGTCATAGATAAGACAGAGCGCGAGATGCTAGAGGTGCGCAACTTTGGGAAGGGTAGACTAGCAATCCTCAAAGCGTATCTGGCTGCACACGGCGAGACACTGCGCAGTCCCGTAAAATGACTTTTAGGCCTCCCGCGAGGCAAACAACACAACAACACAACAACACAACGACAATGAACGACAACGAAAATGAAATGCTCAAGGCCGCGCAAGAGCTGCGGGCCATGACGGAAACTGAAATCACGGTCGCAAGGCGGATCGTGATCTCATCAGACTCACAGCCCAAGTGGGACTATTTAATCTACTGCGGCGACGTCATGAATCGCGGAAAATGGAAATGGGAATGCGCCCAAACGGAAACGCTCGAGACCACGCTCGAAGAAATCCGCAAGCAAATCACCGCGCAGGGTGACGAGCGCAAGCGGGAGTTGATGCGACTCGAAGACTCCGCTGCAAAGCTCGGTCTCAAACTGGTGGAGGCCGCGCCATGACGCTCGACGCAATTCACAAAGAGCTGGTGCGGATCCGCGAAGCCTTAGAGGCTCGCCCCTACGCTCTCGGCGCTCCGGCCTCAAAGCCTGCTGCTCCGCGCTCCGAGGAAGTCCCGATGCCGACAGAAATCATCGACGACGCAGGCAACGTGCAAGTGCACTTCGGCAAAAACAAAGGCGTGGCGCTCTCGACTCTGGGTGACCGCTCGGTGGCTTGGTATGCACAGGAGCCGGAGCCGCAAATTGGGAACAACGGGAAACCGTTTCCGACGCGGCCCGAGGACGTTGCTCTCCGCAACGCAGCGCGGACGCTGATCCACCAGAAGCGCGGGACTCTACCGAGTGCCGTGGCCGCAAAAGTCATCGAGGCGGCGGCGATGACCGATAGCGAAAACGTACCTTTCTAAACTTTGCCCGCCGAGGAAACACAACCTCGGCGGGGCTTAGAAACAACACACAACATTAGTCAGCGAGACGTCAAAAAAATGAGCACAGAAAACACACAGTCAGTCACATCAACCGCCGCGGTCGAGACGCCCAAGAGCGTCATGACCCCAGCCCAAATCAAGACGCCCATCAACTTCGGTGCGCAGGGCGTGAAGCTCGCGAGCCTCGAGGACGCCTTCCGCTTCGCCAATGCAATCGTCGCCTCCGGCTTTGCGCCGCGTGGAATGGAAAAGCCCGAGGCCGTTCTGGTAGCGATCCAGCTCGGCGCGGAACTCGGCTTAACGCCGATGGCCGCGCTTCAGAATACCGCTGTAATCAACGGGAGGCCCGCGATCTACGGCGACGCCGCGCTGGCTCTGGTTCGCGCCAGCGGTCTGCTTGAGTCTTTCGCGGAGGACGAGGTTGGCGAGGCTGGCAAGGACTCATTCGGCATCAAGATTACCGCGGTACGCAAGGACGGGTCGAAAGGTTCGGAGACATTTACCATCGGCGACGCCAAAGCTGCAAAGCTCTGGGGCAAGGCCGGTCCGTGGACGGACTATCCGCGAAGGATGCTCAAATTCAGGGCGCGCGGCTTCGTCTTGCGCGACGTGTTCGGCGACGTCTTGAAGGGTCTACGCACCGTCGAGGAGGTTCGGGACTTTCCCGAGGAAAGGAACGTCACGCCGCTGGCTGAGAAAGTCAGCGCCGGACTGAGCGCGCTGACGCAAGGGGGTGCCACGTGAACGACGGAGATATCAAAAACCAAGCAGTCATCAACAACGCGACCGAGCAATTCCGATCGCTGCTCGAAACGCACTTCATCGCAATCGCACGATCCGCCGAGGAGTCATTCGTGGACGACGAGACGCAGGCTGAGCCGAAAGCCAAGGCGACGTTTGCCATCGAGTGGGACGCGCTCTCGCTCGCTCCGAAGGTTGCGGTGCGGATCGGCTGGTCTGTGCGCTACAAGGACGAGTCCGAGTCGATGGTGGACCCATTACAGCAGAAGCTCGGGCTAGTGGAGGACGCGAAATGAACACTTTTCAAATCAGATTTGTGGCGAAGACCACTAAGCGAAAAAGCAAAAGCCGAAAAGGACGACTTCAGGCGTTTGAGGCAGGCGCGCAGATCGCTCAGTCACACACGGCTGAGAGGCTCAGGAAGCAGGGGCTCTGGGACCCATACGCAGCAGTCGGTTCGTCGCTCACGATCTACAAAAAAGGAGAGGAACCAAAATGAACATCGAAACCAACGAGCAGTATCACGCGAACGAAGCGATCTCGCACAGCAAGCTGGAGCTCTTCCGTCGTCGGCCAATCAGCTACTACCGCCGCTTCATCGCGCGCACCGTGGCGCGACCGGAGACCACCGAGGCGTTCCGCATCGGATCCGCTGCGCATTGCGCGGTGCTGGAGCCGGATAAATACTGGGACCGCTACGCGCTGAGGCCTGACGGCATTGACAGGCGCACGAAGGACGGCAAGGCCGCGTTTGCGGAGTTCGAGTCGGCGAACATGGGAAAGACGATTATCACCGCGGCCGAGTCTGGCGACGTTGATGAGATGTTTGCCGCCGTGAATCACCACCCGCTCGCATCGCAGCTATTCGCCGCAGGCTCACCAGAGCTGAGCTGGCGCGTGGAGCCTGTAGGTGGATTAGCACTACAATGTCGCACCGATTGGTATAACCCAGCGGGCTGCGAGTTGAGCGGCGGGCGACCCTACGTTGCGGATTTGAAGACCGTGGAGTCGCTAGACTCCGACGCCTTCCGTAATTTCGAGCGCGCGTGCTTCTCCTTTGGATACCATCGGCAAGCGGGCTTCTATCTTCCGCTCATCACCGAAATCGTCGGCAAGCCCGTCTACGATTTCTTCTTCGTGGCTGTCGAGAAGGCGGAACCTTACGGCTGCGCGGTTTATCGACTGTCTGACGCCGCCACGGCGCGCGGACAGGACGAGACCGTCGCAGACTTGATTCGGTTGCAAAGCTGCATTAAGAGCGAGCAATGGCCCAATCTCCCGAACGACCTCCGCGAAATCGGTCTGCCGAAATGGTACGGAGGTGGCGAATGAAACTCTCCGACTTCATTTTATCGGCGTGCTTCGTGGTCATTCTTATCATCGTATACCCGTTTATTTTTACGAAAAAGGACGACGATGAATGAGCCTTTAACACTCATCGCGATTTGCTTCGGCAGCGGACTGATCGGTTACTTTCTCGGCTCGATGCGTGGACAGCGGCAGGGCCGAGATGAGCAATGGATTGAAAGCTATTTCGAGGCCGGAGCCCGCGACAAGCTGAGACGCGAGAAGGACGGAAGATTTAAACCAAAAACCAAATGAACAAACGAAAATCAGACGAGGGAAAGCGAATCCAGTGTGACGATATGCTCGCGCAGTTCATGCCCGTTAAAACGATCGCGGCGGCTCTTAGAATGAGCCGTGGCACCGTGAGTGAGCGGGCGAAGCGCGCGGGGATGTCGAGGCATTACATCACGGAGGCCGAGGTGCGGCTGCTGTTTCGGAACCGGATTGGAGGCGTGGCGAAATGAAATTCACCGTATCAAAACGCTTCTCATTCGAGGCTGCACACTCGCTGCCGCAACTTCCCGTGGGTCACAAGTGCCGCAACATCCACGGGCATTCCTACATCGTCGAGATTTACGTCGCCGGCCCGCTTGACTCGCGCGGCTTTGTGGTGGACTACGCCGACATCAGCGCAGCAATGGAGCCAATCATTGCCGCGCTCGACCATTCGAACATCAACGACGTGCTCCCGTGCAGCACGACCGCCGAAAACCTCGGGGCGTGGATCATGTCGCAACTCGATAAATTCTGTGAGCTGAAACCGCGAGTCTCGCGCGTGGACGTTTACGAAACCGCAAAAACATGCGTGAGGATCGAACGATGAAAATGCTCTGCGGACAATCAAACCCGCTGTGGCACTACGCAGCAGGGAGGCATCCCAACAAGGTCGGACTGCTCGTTGGCCCTTCCTACTTCAAAAAGCAGACAATCCGCCCGTGGTTGCCTTACGTCCTAGACAACGACGCATTTACACTGCGGGACAACTGGGACGAGGCGGCATGGCTTGGGATGCTGCAATGGGCAAAGATGCAGGCGCATAAAGCCGATTGGATTCTGGTCCCCGATGTTGTCGCAGATCGGAGCGGGACACTTGCTCGCTGGGAGAAATACGCGTCTGCGGCCGCTGAGTGCAAACGCCCGCTTGCCTTCGCCGTACAGGACGGGATGACGCCCGACGACGTTCCGAACGGCGCCCGCGTGGTCTTTGTCGGAGGCTCGACCGAATGGAAATGGAGGCATGTTGAAACGTGGGCGACATACTTCCCGCGCGTCCATGTCGGGCGCGTGAACAACATCGACCGAGTCTGGCAATGCGAAGACCTCGGCATTGAATCCGTGGACGGGACAGGCTGGTTCAAAGACCCAACGCGAGAGGACAAGCTCCCTGCGCTAGAGTGCTGGATGGCGGGAATTAGAAACAACAAGCAGAT